GATACCTGACCATAACAGTATTTGAGCGAATACGGCAGTCTCTGCCACCGTCCTTAATCCACCAGCGAATCGCTTCACACGCTCCCCTGCGATCTCCTGCATTAATTCGTTTATAAAACGTCGACGGGAAACACTTACCCGGGCCAATGTTGTAAGGACAGAATGACGCAATACCCGCTTTCTGGGGTTCAGTCAGTGGCACTTTGATGTTTTTCTCCACCCATGCCAGCGCCTTATCACGCTCAATGGCGTTAACCCGGTCGCATTTCCCCTTCGACAGCTTCATGCCAGGAATAACAGGCTTACCATCCACCCGGGTGGCTCCACGGCAGATGGTCCAGATACCCGCACCATCACGGTATGCCGTAGTGTGGTTACCTTCTTTTTCGTCAAGAAACTGGTCGAGGATTTCAGGCGCAGAAGCCCCTGCGGCAATCAACGCCAGAACGGCAGCCGACAGGCCGTATTTGATTTTTGTGTTCATGGATATATTAAATATTCAGCCGCTGTCCCAGGCCCACTAAATACGCACTTTCAGATAAGTCAGTCCGGGATGAAGCCAGTAAGCCGGCACTTTTTTAAAGGGCGGATGATCAAAATCACGAAGAAGTGCCTCCCGCACAACTGAATCCTTGTCCGCACCACTGGCCAGCGCTTCAATCTCAGCGGCTACCTGCAGATACCCCATGCAACGACCAATGCGCTGCATCAGCCCCTGTTTTTTATTGTTCTTCAGGTAATCAATGGCAAATTCAATGAGCTCCTCACTGTGCTGGTGCGATGGAGGTGTTACTTTCCCATTTTCTGAGATGGTTATTTTCACACCATCACCGGATACAACAAAGGATGGCCGGTTACACTCCCATTCCAGCTCACTGAAATTATCATTATGAATACTGAAACACTCTGCGAGATTTCTGCTCATCACTTTCCGACAATAATCGTCAAACGCAGCAAACTGCTCATCGCGGCGTTTTTTTCATCTTCAGAAGGCATCAGCGTCGACAGTTTTTTATTCAGTTCAGCAATTTCATTTTCCAGGCGACTGAAGCGCTGATTCATTTCTTCATGGTTCATTATTCACTCTCCCCGGGCGGCCTTACGCCGGTCCTCTTTGATTTTGAAATACAGGTTCATCAGATATGTCAGCAGCCCAAACAGCAGACTCCCCAGCACGCCTATTGCCGCCCACTGAGACGGGGAAACCCTGTCCAGCAACTGCAGGAACCAGTAGCCCGTTCCCACCGCTGACGTGGTGTATGACACACCTGTTGTGATTTTTTCCATCTGGTACATACCCCGTCTCCCGCAATCCGGAAGCTCACAACAATATAAAGACCACCGGCACACACCGATGGTCCCTTGCGCATGCTTACATCATCATGTCGCTGTCAGGTGTGGGGTCACCGCTATCTGAAGCACTCCCCTCACCCGCGATGCCTTCCGGCTCCGGAGCTGCCGGTGCGCCCAGCAGTTCATCCAGAATGGCATCCACTTCTGCATCAAGACGCGCCTCAAGGTTATGGCGAAGTTTCTGTTTCAGTGCGCTCAGGACTTCTTCAGAGCGCAGGACTTCCTTCACTGCCTCTGCAGTGACCAGGGATGTAATTTCTGACATGGGATTTTCTCGTTGAAAGGGGTTATTAAGGAGTAATGGGCTCTTCGGGTTTGCTTCCGGCTGACTGACTGGCGCTGATTTTCTCTGCGGCCCTTTTATCAATCTGCCTGCGCCAGCAATCGCGCACTGCCCTGTACCCACCCGAAAGAAGATACAGCACACAGACCACCGTACAGAAGTACAGCATTAACTGGTTCAGAAATGTCATGGTTTCTCACCGTGATAGTTGACATGATTTACTTATTTTTGTAGAAAAACACCGCAGACTTCGGTGTCATCATGGTCGTTTTACCAGCCGCCAGCATTCATGTAGTGGACAAAGTTCATCCCTTTCCTTCATTGCTGGCGGCCTTTTTTATCATGCCGCGGCATCCGCGTTGTTCACTTCCACCTTCACACTGTCAATCAGCAACGTATATGTCGCCGCCTTTGATATGTCTGTCAGTTGCAGTTTGTCCGCCGCCCCTGATGCCGGAGATTTCACCAGTGTGAACGGTGTACCCCGTTTCTCATCCAGTACCGGCGTCACCTGAATGCTGTTGTTTCCGGCAAACTCAAAAGCCAGTGTGTGCCATCCGTTATCAAAGACCCCGAACGTATCCAGCTTCGCATTCTGCTTCTTGTGGTACATCGCGTTCAGGTTCGTCGCATCCGTCTGCAGGAAGAAGGACATCAGCATGTCGTTGCCTTCCTCTGACAGCGTCACTCCCTCCGGCAGGGACGACAACTGCCAGTAAATACCCAGGGCAAACTGATTCGGCACCAGTGCGCCCGGCACCTTAAACCGCACGCTCACACGTCCGCCTTTCTTCAGCAACTCTGCCCCCTGCCCGGCGGCATCATGCTCCAGAAACCAGATGTGGCTTTCCGGTTTGTTCAGTTGCAGGGCCTTACCACCGGTGGCACCCTCATCACTGACCACAGCCTCAGCGATGTTTTTATTAACACTGTCTCCGCTCGCCGGTTTGTGATAATAGCGCCAGCCCTGTGATGCCAGGTCTTCACCGGATGCCAGCAGACTCATCAGGGTTCGGTTACTGACCGGGGCTTCCGGCTCTCTCTCCGGGCCTTCACCGGAAGGTCCGGTGGGCTTCACCGTATCAGGCTGTTTTCCGGTAATGAATTCAGCGGTTCTCCCGGCGTGCAACAGAATCGCCGTTGCCAGACGGTCGGAAATAATCCCACGGCGAGCCCATGAACTGAAATGGCTGGCCCTGTCTGCTGATGTCCAGGTCTTCTGGTCATTACGCCACTTTGAACCGTAATAACCGACGGTTTCCAGGTCCGGGTCTTCTGCCGGGTTATTGGTCTGCACATTCGCACCATTCTCATCCGTCATTAACGGTACAAAGAAAATGTTCTGCGACTCCTTACCCTTATACCCTCCGTATACTGATGCATACCCTTCCGCATGACGCTGCTTCCAGAAATACGTTGTGTCCCCGCAAATCCACGGTACCGCTGATGCGCTGCCTCCTGTGCTCTGTGATGCCAGACCGGCAAGCTCCGTTCTGAACTGATTCACCATCGCACTAAACAGCCCCGGATGCTGCGCATGCGTCCCCACTGCCGCATCACCTTCTCCCTGCATCCACACCACCGCAAGCAGACGGTTTTTCGGGTTCTTCGCCAGTGCGGCTTTAGTCCGGCTCACCAAATCCTGATACAGCGGCTTACCCACACCCCAGCGCAGTGAATTTTCCGATGCACCGGCTGATTCGCTGTATGTGCCGTCTGCACCCGTTGTGAATGCCGAAGCACCACGGCAGCACGGAACCAGCAGAATGCCCGCATTCGCCGGTATAAACGGCAGCAGTTTTTTGGCGATATGCAGCCCCTGCCCCACGGTTCCGTACTGCCCCTTTGACAGGTCCGCTTTCGGATGGTTAAGACGGCTCATGTCCTGCACATCATGCAGACAATGGTCCGCCGGAATAATGTCGTTATACTTACAGGCGCACGCCCGGTGTCACCGTACTGCGGCGCGCCAGCTGCTTAATACGCGGGTCCGGACGGTCATATGTCTCCGGCAGCGGAAGGCCTTCACCATACGACATGCCGTTTGACTGCCCTGCCAGAACCACAACAAAGTAATACTCCGGGTCGCTGGTGGCGCTGATTACTGTGCCTTCTCCATCCGACGGCTTCACCACCACAGGTGTGGTGACATCACCTTCCGCCGCAATGGCCTGCATCAGGGTATAAGGCGTGATGGCGACAGGGCTGCCAAATGGCTGCCACCCCTCCTTCAGTTTTTGAGTCAGTCGCTCCGCAAGGTCTGACGGCGACGCCGCCCTGACCACGTCATAGTGTTTAAATGCCATGAATCCTCCCGGTCGGGATAATGTTGTGAGTCAGATGAGGGGCGGGCTGAAGTCCGGAAGTTACAGGACAATGGCAGGAGGAAGACTACAGCCCGCAATACGAAAAAGGCCGCGCAGTTGCGCAGAGTGATTACTGTCGGGTATTATTCGCCAGCTGAAAAATTGATTACTTCACGTTTTGTTGTTTATTCCTTGCTGCCCGCATCTCACCATGCGGGCTTTTTTTGCATGTAAAAAGGCTCCTGCGATGAGGAGCCTGGATATATGCCTAATCTCTGTATACAGCATGATGCCGGGTGCCTCCCGGTGAATTCTGCAATGACCAGACAGAATCCGCAACTTGCCTATACAATACGCAACCAAACATCTGTCATTATGCCCCTCCGCTCAGGGGGATTCATCATGCCTGTTTCTTTTAACAAACTCCCCGCAAAACAGACAACTGTCAACCGTCTGAATTGTGAGACATTTAAAATTTTCGGGGCATGACTGATACCCGGCTAACTACCTGGCATGTCCTTTTTCACCAAAGGAAAAAGCACCACCACAATACCGACCACCAGCACTCCATCCGCCAGCACCGACATGATCCTGCTGGTGAAATCCACCATCACCACCAGAAACAGCAGGAGTGCCACAGCGGCCAGACGCAGTTTTACCGTCACAGGTGGTTCTCCAGTCGCAGGCCAAGAACACCAGCAATCTCTTCCAGAACCTTACGCTCTTCCGGCTCAATTTCACCATCTGCTTCAGCAATGGCCACCGCCACATCCAGCACATCTTCCGCTTCACGCGTATCGTGTTTCACATCTTCAATTTCACGCAACGCCGCTCGACGACCAATTTTAAAGTTGGTGTCAAGCTGACCTGTGATCGTGGCACTGATAGCATTAATTTCTGACGTAAACGCGGACAACGCTGGCTGGTTACGCAAGACCTGCTCGATCTTCGCTTTCTCTGAAGCCTCACATTCACCATCTGGCATAGGCCACCAGATAGGCAGCATTAATAACCGCCTGTGCCAGATCACGTTTCTCAAACTTTTTAATTTCCGCTGCTGCTCTGCGGGTTTTCTTTTTGAAAATACCAAACATCGTGACGTTCCTTTGGGTGGGTGAGCCAACGCCCGGGAGCGATCTGCCCACAGAGAAAGTCACGCTGACCACTCCGTAAGCTCACCCCCGAAAAGGCTCTGTGGTTGACTATGCGCCGGGCGTGGACGCGGAATACAAAAAAGGCCGCCAATAGCGACCTCAGTTACGGGATTATTCCTGGGGTTAAACGACTGTTACACCCCCCAGACAAAATCATCACTTCCTGTTCGATGCGAGTCCATAGTGAACCTCGTACTTATCTCCCATCTTTCTTGCTTCCGTTTCTGCGTCTTCCTCTGTCGCAAAAACCCCAACAAGATGCCAGGGCGAGCTTCTTACCACAGCCCAACCTTTAACCCATCCTTTGTTGTCCTTATCTTCCATTAACACTTCAGAAACAAACATATTTATCT